CATCCTTGTCCAAATCTCTCTAAGTTTTGCTTTAAACCTTTCTAACTCTAAGTTTTCTGTAGAGTCATGGTCGCAACTGTCTTTAAATATGTCCACTAAATTTATTCCTATAGTTACCTTTCTTGTCAGTTTCGCTTAATCGCTTTCGTTCTCTCATGTTCCATTGTGTATCTAAGTTTCCAAAATGAGGGCGAGCTTTATTAATTGTCATAATGACATCACCTTTTTCACCACATTCAGGACAATCTTTCTTTTTATTTCTATCTGACATAGAACATAACTCTTCAAAGATATGTCCATGTTTACATTGATAATCATAAAAAGGCATAACTACCTCTAATTAATTCAGAATAACCCCCTCGTTAGAAGGGGTTACGATTAACTAACTACTATTAGCTGCCCGGTACAACAAAAGCAACACCTGCATCATTACGCAATTCAGCAACACCATAAATAGTGTCTGAAGTGAATAAATCACCAAGGTACTCCTGTTTATATTGAGTCTGGCTGCGCACCCCAAGCTGCTCTGCTAGAACTAGAGCATCTTTGTGTAGCAACATTCCAGCTCTATCAGTACCTGCTGGGGTAGGTGCATTAGATGTAATAAATACATCAACACCGTAGATTTGACCAATCTTACCTGTTCTAATAGCATCACCAGAACCAATGAATTGCTGTTCTGTGAATCTGTTGATTCCTAGCATATCATTAGCTGCAATTGGTGGGCATATTAATGAACGATTGTCCATTGGTACATCAGCATTATCTAATGTAAGAATCATTCTACGGATTCCTGCATCAGTAATATCAGCAGCATTGGTTGAGTTGCCTGTGTAAGCTGTGCTACCGTTTGAACCGATAACCGCAGTTTCCCAAGCAGCTGCACCTGAACCACCTACTGTACCGCCTTGTAAACCTTCACCTAGAGAAAAAAGTTTAGTGTCGACTTGCGTAGCTAAAGCATATCCTGCATCGTCTGTGTAAAACTTACGCATTGATGCAAGGCTCTGAACCTCTGCAATATCTTCAATTAACTTTGAATACTCATAGTGCTGGTCAATAGATACATTTACAACACTATTTGTAGCTGCTGATAATGTAACCTGAGTGTTTGCTGCTTTAGCACTTGCACTTCCTCTCGCAGGAACTGGAATGTGAATCGTATCACCTTTCTTCCCTTTGTGAGATAGCTTAGTAACTAGGTTAGCAACCACTAAGTTCGACTTGTACGCACCTATAACTTCATCCGACCATAGTTCAGGAATGAAGTTATTGGCGATAGTAGTCGTGACTTGGTTTGAACCTAAAGCCATTTTGCTTCTCCTTTATTATAAGTAAACTTACCTGACTCTACCTTCTACATAAGCTTGTTGGATTTCATCCGACAAAGCTTCGTATCGTCTAGGGTCAGTTACCTGCAGGTTTATTAAATCAGCCCTGCGGTAAATCTTCTTTCCACCTATAGAATCTCCTGAAGAGCGTGTTTCTGAGCTAGTTTTTCGTAATGCTTTCTTTCTCTTAGTCTTCTCTGCTTCTTTAACTTCTGCTGTTTTACTTGCCATGTTAAGTTGTTTCCAAGTAGTAAACAGCTCGTTAGCAGCTTCAAAGTCATAAGAATCAGCAGTACGGAATAACTCTTGTCGTATCTTGCTTGCTCCAATCCAATCCTGAAAGTCTTTACTCTCCACTATTTCTGCATAGTCAGGATGAGTAGCTTCTAACTGTGCTGTATTCAATGCCTGATTCTGTTTTACTCTAGTCTCTTTAGCCTTTATCACATCGGGATGTTTTTCTATAGCTAGGTTAACTGCATCAGCAGGGTTAGCATAGAACTGGTCCTCGAAGGGGATTGGTTCTTCTTTTGGTGGAGTAGGTTCAGTCGCTTGTTGTCGAGTTGCCATCAAGCTATCGATTAGTTTGCGTTGTTGTCCAACCTCTAATCCTTGCTTACCCAATACTTTTTCAGCATTTTGGTGCATCTCAATAACATCTTCAAGTGTCTTACCAGCATACTTCTCAGGAATAATAGTTTCGGGTTGTTCTGCTTCAAGCTGTGTTTCTTCTTGGATATCATAATCCGCTTGAGTTTCCTGTTCTACTTCTACTACTTCTTGATTTTCTGTTATCTGTCCTTCTGTTGAAGGTGCTTCATCTACTACTATACTCATATCTTGGTCCTCGCCCTTTCGGGTTATGAAGTTATATTAGGTAGAGTCCTTATGAATCGGATTGTTCTACCGCTAGTTTAGTTGCATCTTCTAGACTATGTAACTGTCTTAGAATATCCAACTGACCTTTAGCGTGCCAAAGGTCTTTCTCACTTTCGAGAGTGCGTATATCTTTTACATTCTCTTCAGTAATCTTTAAGTCTGCTACCAAATCCCTCCAACCTTCGGTTTCAAACATATCTAATCTATCTCTTAAAAACTGTTCGTCAGTTTTTGCCATATTTATTGAACTCTTGTATTAACTGCTACTTTTGAACCTGCTTCTCTAGCTTTTGCTAAGTTAAGAATTGTCTCAGACTTTAGATGTTCCATTTCAGGAATATTTCTTTGTGTCTCAGATTGTTGATTTGCTATATCTGCTTTAAGTTTATCCAGCTCTAAAGCATCCTTCTGTAATTTAACGATTGATTCTTCAACCTGTATCTCATTAGGTACTGCTTGAGCAGCTTCTGCTTGCCACTTAATTGCTTTAGCTTTCTCTTCTTCAGCTTCTGCTAGAGTTTTCTGAATCTGAGCTTGAGCTTGCTGTATTTGTAACTCATTTCCTATGTTCTCCAATTCTTTAACTTCTGGGTCATCTTGCATTAGAGCTTGTACAATCTGGTCACGGTTATGAATACTTGAGTTCTGGAACATCGCCAGTAAAATTACATTAAATGCAGGTGAATCTTTAGGCATAGATTGTAACATCTGTACCATTTGCTGCATTTCTAACTCTTTAGCCATGATTCCCATAGTAGAATAAGGTATGAACTTATAATCATTAACTGGGTATCTATCTACATCAAACTGTATCTTTCTCCACATTGATTTCTGTATCAAAGGAATAAGGAAAGTATTTTGGAAGTTCATCAAAGTACGCTTCTGTCTCTTTATAGCAGCACTTTGCATCATTGACATACCACTAGCTGTTTCTCTATCACCTCTAGCAGCATCAGCACTACCTGTACCCATCTGTATCATATTCTGTAGACTAGCTACTTGGTCAAATGTAGTTGGGTCAGTATTCCCCATGTCCAAAGGCATAATAGCTTCTCTAGGTGAACCATTAGTTAGTACAGTCTTTCCCGGTCTAACTTCAAACTTAACACCTCTAGGTAATCTTGTAGCATCTGCAGCCATCATAGGTGTAGTAGTTAGTGCTAGAGAGTCTATTCTAGCTCTCATTTCAGCATCTAATGCTTTTTGTGGATTATATCCTTTTTCACAAACACCTCTTCCCCAATATTTATTAGGTACGATGTCATGTTGATAGGAAATAAATGGTCTATCTTCCATGATGAACAAGTTAGGTTCTACTCTTAATATGTATTCATCATTACATATAGTAACTACAGCTTCAACTAGAGTATCCTTTTTAGTGTACTCAAAGTCATCTTTATCCTTGCCGGGTTTCAAGAACCTCTTAGGTACTTTACCCCAATATTCAGTTATCTTGACTGAATCTGATTCATCTGCTTGTTTCATTTCAGAATCATAACCAAACTTAACAGTATCATAACTACCATCAAGAGGTACATCTCTATATATACCTGCTAGTATTCCTTCAACTACATGATAACGAGGTTTAATAACTTCATGAGCTACGCCTAACGCCTCATTAATTGAATTAGCTGATGGGTCTATAAGAAATTCTTTAGGAGAAATGGGTTCAACTCTAATATCTATTGATGGATATTCTACTAATTGACGAGTTGTAGTGGTAGTACCTTCTACAGGTACTTCAGCAGGTGAGCGTTCTATGTTCTGCTCGACTACTATCTTTCCAATACCTGTACCATATATAGCACCATTAAGGAATACTTCACATATAGCATCCTTGACACCAGTTTTCTCTAAATCTTCTTGTAGGAGATTGCGTACATACTCAGCATCCTGTGGGTTCTCATCAAGCATGTCATCTTGGATGTCAAACCATTTACCTCTACCGAATGTAGCTTCTTCCAGCTCAGCAACTGATGATTCAACTGCTTGTTGTAGAGCTGGGGATATGATTCTTGACTTTTCAGAACTTCTAGTTCTGTCTTCTTGTAACCAGATACCTCTCCAGAGACGATAATACTCATCCCACTTGGTTACATAGTTCTGGTCACGATGATTTCTCCAGCTTTCTAGCCTATAGTTGAGCCAACCAGCTAGTGCTTGGTACTTAGTTTCTTTGTTTTCAAACATTATGCCTTCTAGTAAAAGAAAATTCCTTAGAATAAAGGATTAGGTGCTGAGTATAGCACAAAAGTGGGTAATTGTGTAACTATTTGTTAAATTACCTAGTACCCTGCGACTTCATCCATAGGTTTCCAGTCTTCATCCATATCTATAGAATATGCGAAGTCCGCTATCGATAATTGGTCTATATAACTGAGACTATCCAGCAAGTCATCATGTGAAAGATGATTGGGAAAGTCTAGTAGTTGAGATAAAAACACTTTCCAGTCCTTATCTTCATTGAAAGTTATCTGTCCATGTTCCATTCTGCCCTGTAAAGACCAAGTAATTCTCTCAGTCTTCTTTTTACCACCATGTCTAAGTTCATCTATGTGGATAAACCTATTTTCAGTTCTCATTTCATCCTCTAGATAGGGAAGAATAGCATTTCTTAGAGAACCAGTTTCAATTCCTACTGTAGTAGCTTCATTTATTGTAGCAGCTTTAAGGATTTTCTTGGCTGTATCTTTTATTCCCCATCTTCCGTGCATAATATCCTTAACCCACCACTTATCTCTATCTATTTTAACGATAGCAATGGAAGTTTCATCTAATTTAGAGCCTTTTAGTCCTCTTTCCTTCTCTACAGCCTCAAATCCTGCTGGGTCTACTGCTATTATGAAGTTTCCTTCTTCAGGTTCTATTCCTGTAGAGAACCATTCCTCCTTAAAGATACCTCCAGAGAAAGTTTCAAAGCTTGCTTCAAATTCCTGCCTGAAAGCCATAGTAGACATTGACTTTTTAGCTGCTTCTACTTCTTCTGCTGCTATATAAGGATTATCTATAGAGTTATAAGAGAAAGTATCCCAGTCTTCATCATCCTTAGCTTCCATAAACAAGTCATAGAAATGGTTTTTACCTGCTGGTGTACCTATAAATAGTGCTTCTCCACGAACATCAGCCAAAGTAGGTCTTAATATCTGTTCCCATACAATAGGTTTCATACTAGCATACTCATCTAGTACAACATAAGACAAACCAACACCACGCAAGGTATCTGGTCTATCAGAACCCTTAAGGTATATCTTCCTATCATTGATTAAAGTAAGCCTAGCTGTATTCTCGTAGGCATCTTTTATGACATCTGCTCCTAGTTCCTTGAGCATACTCCACATAATGTCTTTAGATTGCTGGAATGTTGGACCAACATAGAACACATCCTTGCTATCTGACTGTAAAGCCTTGATTAGTAGCAACCAAGCAGCTAATCTGGACTTGCCAAAGCGTCTTCCAGCACTAACAATCTTGAATCTCTTGGTTGAATTGAAGATTTCCAGCTGAGCTGGATGTAACTCTACATTAATTTCTGCCATCTATGCCTGTCTGAACGAGTAGTATATTCTTTAAAAACTTTCTCTTTTATTAAGTATAGAGCTTTAGGTTTATAGTCTTCTCCAACTGGAGGAAGATGTATAGGTTTCAAGTCATTATCTTCTATACATTCCTTTATTTTCTCTGTAAGTATCCAATAAAGATGACACTTAGTAATATATACCCACCAAGAAGCTTTAGTTGTTTCAATTCCAGAAGGTTCACCTCCATAAGAATATTCTATTGCTATATTTCCAGTTTTATGGGAAATTCTATCACTCTTTACTTCAATTCCTATCTTCTTTTCAGGAATATAAATATCCCAATCTTTACAATAACCTTCTACTTTATAAGCTTTGGGATATTTAACTTGAACTTTCTTTAAAACCAACCTTTCGTTATTTTCACCGAACTCCAAGTCTTGACTAAAAGTCATTCAGTTATTTCCTCCATAACTTCAGCAACAACAGCATCCTCAGATTTGCTTCTTAGTTGTTTAGGTTTGGTTACTTTAGCTTGTTCTTTGATTTCTTCAGCTGTACTTACATTAATTACAATACCACCTTCATGTTTACGATGACTAATCTCTACAGCTTTAGTCGTAGGAACGATTCTATCCATACACATCTTTAAACAATGGACATCCCCTTTCAAAGCTCTATCGATTATAACCTGAACTATCTCAGGTCCTCTTTCAGTCAAAAGTTCTCTAGACAAGATAGTGTACTTGTTCATAGAACCTTTAGGTCTACCTTTAGGATTTAAGGCAGGCATGCCTTTATAGAGATTAGGATTTCCTTTATTGTTTCTTCTTCCGTCTGTTGCTTTCAACACACACTCCTTAATCAAATAAAAAGAAGTATATCACAAAAGATAAACAATAAGGTAATTATTTAAGAAATAACATAAAGAAACAACTCACTCCACACTACTTAAGTATTACGAATGTAGAGTAAGTTGTTATTGATACTTGTCTAGTTTGCTGCTAGTGTCTTTTGAAAAACATCTTAACTTCCTCCTTAATGTTTCTCTTCAGTCTTCACTCTAGTAACTGCCTTAAGTGGGTAACAACAGTCTCCTCTGTATCTCGTGTTATCTTAAGTAGCCAAGCTTGAAGGCTAAATTGTAGCATACTTTTCTTGCTTTGTAAACATTTAGTAGCAAATCTATTTAAAGATAGTAGCTAAAGGTCCAAAATCTTCTCTCATCTACAGGTGATTGTTTATTATTTGAGTGAGCGTATCAAATAGGCTCCTCCCCGGGGTAGGTTAGACTGTTGTAGACTGATGTTGGACTCAAGTTTGACTGTCATCCTTGAAGTTCGTGTGTATAACAGAGTGATAGTGGTACAGAGGCTATAACAATCCTCTTTGAATTGATTGAGATAAACAGCAAAGCACAGCAAGTATATAGTATTGCCTACAGCAATATGTTAATAAAGAAACTGATACAGTTGCTTACGCCTAGCAACATTTCTTGATGTCTCTAACTTATTCTGTCAATACCAGAATAAGTTGATACATCTAAAAAACAAGCGATAAATCGTGTTGCTAGAGTGTAGTTTGTTCAAACTGTGTAAGAACAAATGACTCACGACTTGTCATCGTATTGAGTTTCTTTAAAAACTAGGGTTATATCCTACTCTCTGATAACTTCTATCATAACATAGGTACGAACTTACTACGAGGTAAGTTCTATTCAAATTTGTCAAGAGCAAAACTTTAGAAGCAACGAAAGTTTATGACAAATTTAAACTACAAAGCAAGCCTATGTTCTTCTGTCGGTTATCCGAGACTACGATGTCTTGGGTAATTATAATAACTTTAAAAGGAAATATTATGGCACAGCCTACTAAAAAATATAAAGAAGTATCACCAGTTACAGCAACTTTCTTTAAAGATAATCCTAACAATGGTCGTAAACTAAAAGACGGAACTATTTTTAATGATAGAGAAAGATTTATTCCAGATGTTATGTCTAAGTATTGCGAACAGTTTACTGATACTACAATGATTTCTTTCAGAGTATCTAAAGCAAAACTTAATCATCTTAAGACATTGATTGATGATGAGATAAATCCTCTTCTCAAATCAAAAGACTATAAAGAAGTTACAGTAAGTTCTGTATTACAAATACTTTTGTATGATGAAATCAATAAACTAGG